TGTAAACATGCCGTCAATATGGAGCCCAATATGGCCACCGAGTAATTGTGCCGAAAATTGGGCACCATACGAGTTCAAGTGGATTGAGAATTTAGGGACGCAAATGATTAAAGAGATTGTGATATCTGTCGGTGGACAGACCCTGCAAGTATTAACTGGCAAATACTTACTTGCACTTGTGCAGCGAGATTTTCCGGAGGATAAGAAAAATTTATATGACCAAATGACTGGAAATGTTCCTGAATTAAATGACCCAGGAAATTCTGGAAGTCGTGTAAACGCATATCCCAATGCATACTATACGACGTTGCAACAGGGCGCTGAGCCATCCATAAGAAGTCGGAAATTATATATTCCCATAAATGCTTGGTTTACACTAATAAGCAAAATGGCGTTCCCCTTAACCGCATTGCAATATAATCAGCTAAAGATAGATGTTGTAATGCGACCAGTACAAGACCTTTATACGATACGTGATGTAAAGGATGTCACAAATAACTATCCAAGTGTCCGCCCCAACTATTCTAAAGATTATATGCAGTTGTATCGTTTTCTACAGACACCGCCAAATGTATCACTGGATAAAGATAAGTATAACAATCCATCACAAATGAGCTGGAATGCGGATATACACTTGATGAGCACATATGGATTTTTATCAAATGAAGAGGCGACTTTGTTTGCGCGAAATGAGCAAAAATATTTAATCAAATCGGCATATGAATGGAATTTTGAGAATGTAACAGGAACACAGCGTGTATGGCTTGAAAATACGATAGGGATGGTAAGTAGTTGGATGTTCTATTTTCAGCGGAGTGATATTAACCTGCGCAACCAGTGGAGCAATTATACAAATTGGCCGTATAACTATTTGCCTTATAATGTTATACCTGCACCGGCGTCACCCGCTGACGCGTCAGCAAATAACGTAGGATATACTTCATTTGGCTGCGGTTTACCACCATATAACGCCGGTTTTGCACCGGGATATAATCCAGTAACTAGCGGGTCAAACCCGTTTTATATTACACAGCCATTCAATGTTGAAAATCAACGCGATATACTGATGAATTTGTCGATTCTTTTAGATGGAAAGTATCGCGAGAATACTCTGGATGCTGGTGTATACAACTACATTGAAAAATATGTGCGGACAAAGGGGAATGGACCCGATGGGCTATATTGTTACAATTTTTGCATTGACACTAATCCTTTCAATACACAGCCGTCGGGTGCACTAAATACAAGCAAGTTTTCAAATGTTCAGTTCGAGTTTACTACATATTATCCGAAAAACAATCCGGATACGCAGTTCTTGACAATTTGTGATAATGCAGTTGACCCGGTTACAAATAGACCAATCCCAATTGGTGTGAATAAACCGATGTGGCGAATCTACGAATACAACTACAACTTGGTTATTTTAGAAGAGCGTTTCAATGTGATTACATTTATGTCTGGAAATGCGGGTCTCATGTATGCAAGGTAGTTACAGATTTTACAGATTTTACATTACATAAGCGACGTATTTAGTTGCTGTGATACGTGAACAAATGTTGTGCAAAGTGGTATATGTTTGATACACGATGCGTTGATATAAGTGCACGTGCTTCGCAGCCCTCCCAGAAAATCAAGAATAGTGTTCTCAATCGGCCCGCGATATGGGACGCGAACAAGACGACCTTCTGATGCACGATAGTCATTCATACCTCCATAATGTTTATTCATAGCATGGGATGAACTCATGCCGTAGAATATTTTAGATTGTGAGCCATCTGGATTTGTAACAAGTTCGCCTGGATTTTCGTCATGCCCGGAGAATGCACCGCCGACCATGACGAAATCGGCGCCCCCGCCAAATGCTTTTGCCATATCACCTGGACATGTTATTCCGCCATCGCTTATAATATGTCCACCAACACCATGCGCTGCATCGGCGCATTCCATTATTGCAGATAATTGAGGCATACCTACGCCGGTTTTCATTCGGGTCAAACATGCACTACCCGAACCAATTCCAACTTTAACAACATCCACACCACCATTAAGGATAAGTTCTTCGACAATTTCTCGTGTAACAACATTTCCGGCGACGATTATTTTGTCAGGGTATGCTTCGCGAACCCTTTTGCAAAAGTTAACAAGAGCTTCGATATAGCCATTCGCAATATCAATACATATCCAGTTACATTCGACTGCTGCAAGAATTTTTTGGAGGCGTTGGAAATTGTGTTCCTGGATACCGGTAGACACCATGAAAAGGTCGGGATTAAATAGGATGTTATCACGGGATTGATATTCTATAAAATCTTCGACATCGTAAAATTTATGAAATGCGGTTACTATATTGAATTTGGATAATACTTTATAGACATCAAAGCATCCAATCGTATCCATATTTGCGGCAACAATAGGAATACCTTCCCATGATTTTAGTGATTTGCAGTTTTTAAAACGGAAAATACGCTTTAGATTGACATCGGACCGACTATTAATTGTTGAACGCTTTGGGCGTATGAGAACATTATTGAAATCAAGCTTGATACCTTCTTCGATTTTGGGCATAATGGATTTTGTGATGGCGGCGGTGGCGACTATTACAATAGATAGTATAGTATAGTATAATTTGTATAATAAACTTTAAATTTGTTTTATAATTGTTTCATTATTATAACCTTTAGGTTCAATAATATAAAATGTTATAATATATATATTATTAATACATATTATATTATATGTCAACATATTTTAACAATAAAAAATCAAATATTGAAAAATTAACAAAAAGAGAACCTAAAAAAAAAGACAAACTATATATAAATAAAAAAGATAATGATGACAAAAATGCCGATGCAGAAGATGCGAATGACAAAAAAATAGTTGAAGGTTTTGATACTAATCCAAAGTCAAATATTTTTGGTTCATCAAGTAATGATACGAATGATAAAGATAAGGAGGATGATAAAACAACAAATCCTAAAAGTAAACCTGATTCAACTACTAGTAAGGCATTAAGCTCGCAACTTGACCCAAGTAGTATTTTAATTTTTTGTTTTCATGCTTTATTATCGGTATTATTCGTATATATATGGGGAGCATTGGCAACAAATGCTATATACTTAATTAGTGAATCAGATAATAATTTGGACTATATTCTCCCCATTGACGAATACAAACCCCCGTATACAAATAATGGAAATAAAGATGAAAGTTGGTGTAAATATGGTTTTCCTTACGACTTAGGTGAGGGAAGAATTGTATCTCCAACTGCTGCAATGAGTGATAAATTTAATGCTCTAAAAAAAAGACAAAAAGACACAACATTTTATTTATTGTTATCAGAAGAAGGAAAACAAAATGATAAAAATAAAGAAGGTTTTTCTAACGCATTAACACAATATATATTTGAAGCAGTATATGGTGGACTTGGAAAAGGTGGAAGAAAAATAATACGCATTATATTAGGTATTTTAAAAGTTACAGGTAGCGATCCGGATAAGAGTACATGGACAGGCATGATGGAAAACAGAACAGCTCTGAAAGTAGCTGCGTTTATAATATGGCCATTCTTTATGTTGCAATTTCTTATTCCTTTTGTAGCGATATGGAGCGGTATTACAACTATTGGTTATGGAATCTTACAAAATCATATTTTTTGGGGAATTATATTTACTCTTATTATCGGGATGTTTGTAGCAATGGCAAATGGATTCTATATGGCAATGCAAACATTTTACATATTTTTTATTTATCCCTGGGCAAAGGAAAAAAGACATGGTGAATGGAAAGATATATTTAATAATCTTAAAACATATATGTTATTGGCATTCTACTTTATAATATGTTTTTATGGTTACGAAGACTTAGGGGCATCTGGTGGTGCAGGTATTATGCTTATAGTTATAGTAAGTATTGTGTTACAATATAGGCAAAATAAGAAGTCTTAGTAGGGTATAATTAAAATATTTTAACAATATTGTTACCGATATTATTAAAAACTATGTTTACACAAAAAATAGCATTAAGGATAAAATATAATTAAAAATATAATATTATTATTAATTATTAAAATGGCCAAACATAATAAAAATAAATCTAATAACGATAATTCTCGTAACAATAACCTAGGCATTAATCCACCATTTGTTAGCGTATGCACGCCTACATTTAATCGTCGACCATTTATTGAAACGATGATTGCGTGTTTTGATAGCCAAGATTATCCCAAAGATAGGATGGAGTGGATTATCGTAGACGACGGAACGGACTCGATTGAAGATTTGGTAAGAGGGCATCCGAATGTAAAATATTTCAGGTATACCAAAAAAATATCGCTTGGCAAAAAAAGAAACATCATGCACGATAAATCCAAGGGAGATATTATCGTTTATATGGATGATGACGACTACTATCCTCATGACCGCGTTTCGCATGCGGTAAATATGCTTACTACGCATCCCACCGCATTATGTGCCGGTTCGAGCGAAATGTATATTTATTTCAATGATAGAAAACGTATGGTGCAATTCGGGCCGTATGGAAAGGACCATGCTACTGCAGGAACATTCGCATTTAAGCGGCAGTTATTGAAACAAACTCGGTATAACGAAGATGCATGTTTGGCGGAAGAGCGCGAATTTTTAAAAGGATATACGATACCATTTGTGCAGTTAGATCCAATGAAAACGATATTGGTTTTTTCGCATTCACACAATACGACGGATAAGAGGATTCTTTTAGATAATATTGACATAGTTGGGCACCCGGATAGCCAGTATGCAAAATATAGTTTGAAAACATTGGGCGATTTTATTAAGGATGATAAAATCGTGAAATTTTTTACCGAAGATTTGGAAGATAAGCTGGCTGCATATGAACCAGGGGATATAAAATTAAAACCGGATGTTTTGAAACAGATTGGAGAGATTGAAGAAAAGAAAAAACAGATGATGAAAAGTATGCAGGCCCAACAAGCGCAACAATATACACATTCTTCGCAGTTAAAAATAGTATTTCAAGAAGAAGGAGGAAAAGGTCCACGTGAACTTAGCATGCCAGAAGTAGTTGAATTATTAG